ACGTGACCGCGCAGCTGCGCGAATCCGACCTCGACCGCCTTCGCCAATTCGGCGATCGGGTCCGGCTCACTGGCCCCCACTGGCGGGCTCCTTCGGCTTCGGCAGGAGCGACGCCGTCCCCGGCACACCCACCCGGCCGCCCAGCAGCCCCACGACGACCGACCCGCAGGCGGGGATCGCCGCCAACGCCGCGGCGCGCACCGACGACAGCGTCAGCAGGTGCGTGCCGTGCGCCAGCAGCAACCCAGTGAAGGAGACGACGTACGTGGTGGCCACGCGCTCGCCGAGGTCGGCCCAGTAGCGGCGGTTCACGCTGAGCTCCCGTCCAGCCTGTGGCCCATGCCCGACAGGATCGCCGGCACCAGCGCGGGAGCCAGCGCCGCGGCGAGCTGCTGCAGCTGCTCCGGCGTCAGCTGCGGCACCGTAAGCGCCTCCACCTTCGCCGTGAGCGCCGTCACCTTGGCGTCCAGCGCCGTCAGCTGCGTGTCCGCGGTCTTCGCGCCGTTGATGCACTCCCCGACGGTCGGGATGTACACCGTGCCGTCCGCCTGCTTGATCCCGGCGTACTCGGGCATCTTGTCGGTCAAGTTCACGTCTGCCTCCGGGGTGCTGGGTCGCGGGTATTGGCCGAAGTCGGGTACTTCGGCGGTGTCGTAGTCGGCGCCCCCGGCGAGGGTGGTGCCGCCGGTCTGCCGAATCGTGGCCAGCGGGGACCAGTCGGTGACCCACTGGCCGTTGACGTCGTGGCCGGACCACGCTGTCGTCTGCCAGCCGTACGCCCAGCCGTCGCGCCGCGCCGCGTCGACGACCTTGAAACCGCCGTACGGGCCCGACTGGGACTTGGGGATGACCGAGGCCCAGCCGTCGGCGTACGGCTTGACGGACGCGTAGTCGGTGTCGGTGTCGACCGCCCAGTAGATCGGGTCATCTGCGGGCAGGCCAACGGCGGCGCGCTGCGCCCGTGCCGCCTTGGCGTCGTCCACGCCCGCCTGGAAGCCCTGCAGTGCCCCGGTGGCGGTCGCCACCCACACCGTCACGATGCCCAGGGTGGCTGCGGTGTAGATGGCGACCTCGGTGGCGGTGAGGTTCTTCGTCACGTCGTTGGAGAAGTACCGGGCCACCCACGTCGCGCCGGTGGCTTTGATCTGGTCGACCGTTGGCCGGTCCCAGGCGATGTCGATGCCGGTTTGCTGGCCCATGGTCATGCCTCCGGGCTGGTGGGGGTGGTGGGCTGCTGGGCGGCGAGCAGCTCGGCGTGGCGCCGGTCGGCGGCGCGCTGGTGCAGCAGGTGACTGGCCAGAACCTGCGGGGTGACGATCAGGAACTGGGCCTCGCAGTTGCCCAAGACGTTGCCCCACTGGAACAGCAGCAGCCACACGTCGAGCGCCACCAGGGCGGTGACGGCGGCGATCCAGCGCGCCCGGGTCACCGGGAACCGTCCTCGGTCGACAGGCCGAGGTGCTCGCAAATCCGCATCAGCAGCTGGTGGTCGTGCATCGCGAGCTCGGCCGACACCTGGTCGGCGCGCTTCGCCGCGATCAGCAGGATCGCCCCCTGCAGGCCAGCCAGAGTGGACAGCATGAGGTTGAGCAGGATGTACGGGTAAGGGTCGAAACCGCCCCGTCCGTTCAAGCCCATCCAGGCGGCCATGAAGGCGCAGAAAAGGGCGACGAAGGCCCAGGAGCCCATGCCGTTGCGCATCAGGTCGGCGGCGCGCTCGCCCCGGGTGAGGTCGCGGCCGGCGCGGACGCCGGGGTGTTCGTGCCAGCCCATACCCCGCCCCCCATCCTGCGTTCTCCATGTAGATGTAGATTCCCGGATCATGGTCATGCTAGGCCACCCTCCACGCCCGCAACCACGATCCAGCTTTCACATACAGCGGCGTCGTGCTGGAGGTGTTCTGGGCCCACTGGAACTGCAGGGTGCCGCCTGTGCCGTTCGTCTGTACGTAGCCGCGGGGCTGCGCGGACATGGCCGTCGCCAAGTTGACGCCCCAGACACGGACTTGTTGCGCGGGCTGCGCGGTCACGTCGTACGTGGTGAGGCTGGACGCACTCGCCAAGCCGAAGCTCGTCACGAACAGCGAGGCCCCGGAAGGCACCGTCCACTGCGACTTGATGTCGCCCGACCCGTTGGCCACGTTCTGCGAGTACACGATGTACGCGTCGAAGAAGTAGGTGCCCGATGCGGCCAGCGTGAGGAACAGATCGTTGTCATTGATCATCCCCGTAGTTGAGGTCAGACTCTGGTCCGCCGCCTTGTACGACCACACCGGCTCGCCGAGGTTGAGATTCGATGACGTGATCTTCGATCCGGCCGACCACGACGGGTTCTGGTAGTTCGAGGGCAAGGGGACCTCACATGGCTACGGTGGCGGGCTGCCACAGCTGGACGGCCGTGTTCTGGGCCTGGACCTTCACGACGCCGTTCACCGACCGGATCACCGCGAGCGTCTGCGGGCTGGTCTGGAACGAGTTCGGGTTGACGAGCAGGTAGTCGTCGACCCACAGCTGGGTCCCGTTCGCCGGGGAACCGGCGATCGTCGGGCCGCCGCGGGCGAAAGCGGACGAGGCTACTGCCGTCGCCGACACGGTCAGCGGCGTCCACAAGCCAGCCACCAGCGTGACCGTGCTGCCGGAGCTGGTGGAGATGTATGCCTCGCCGGAATCGAGCCAGTCGATGGAGGCCGTAACGTTCGCGAGGGCCACTGGCGAGTACACCCACATGGTGGCCTGGTAGGTCGCTGACGGACTGACGGGGGCGTTGTGGCTGGTGTCGGGGCGGATGTACGCCTGCGTCGGCGAGCCGGTGACCGTCATGAGGCCGGACTGGCTGCCGGAGTGCGAGAAGCCCGGCGCGGACGCGAGGGTGCACCCGGTCGCGGTCCAGCCGGTCACGCCGGACTCGAAGGTGCCGTCGATCGACCCCAGCGGCTGCCCGCACCCCCATGCGGTGATCCGCTCCCCGCCTACCGCCAGGTCGAACGGGTAGTCGCTGACGTTGGTGGTCCACAACGGGGAGCCCACGTTGGTGGTGGCGACCTGGAGCACCGTGTCGGTGGCCTGCGCGGGGGCCGCGAGCGTCGACCCGTCAGTGTCCGCGTGCCCGTAGACCGGGTCGTCGGCGACCGCGACACGGAACGGCGACTCGGGGCGCGTGTTCCACCGGATGTGGTGCGTGAACTGGTCGAACGTCTCGGTGTAGCCGATCACGAGCTCGCTGATCGGGTCCGGTGGCAGCCACGCCGGGGGGTTCGACACCGTCACGCGGTCGCCCGGCGACACCGCCAGGATCTGCGACCGCAAAGTCGTCGACGATGCGATCTCCGACGCAGCCAACTGCACACCCAAGACCGGGTAGCGTGGCTCGGCGACGGTGCCAAGGTGCAGCAGCCAGCCTGCAATGTCCGCGGTCTGAGCGTCCGTCTGGCAGTTGATGGTGGCCTGCGTCTGGTACTGGCCGACCCCAGTTGGGGGCTGCTGCATGTTGCACGGCCCAGTGAGCTGCTGCGCCCGCGTCGATGATCCCTTGGTGCGGGTGATGGTGATGTCGTTGCGCGTGTAGGTGTCGTCGTCGACGGGCCTCGGCACGTCCGCAAGCTGCGCCGAGGGGTAATCCAAGGTCAGCACCGGGGTCTGGTTCAGCAGGGCATCGCGGGTGCGGTAGCCGAGGCCGAGCTGGTCCGTCAGCTCGAAAAGGATGCCCCCGTCTGCGTCCACGCACTGCTGGACCACGTTCAGGAAGGTGTCGACGGGCTGCGGCCCCATGGGCACGCTGTTGCCGCCCACCTCTTCGTAAGCAATTCCCGCCTCGCCGCATAGCCGCCCGATGCGATCGCCCGCGTGCTCGCCCGAGTAGGCCGACAGCTGCGACACGACGTCGAACAGGGATGTCCAGACGCTCTGTACGGTGATCTGGCCGACCACGGCGTTGCCCATGCCGCCGCCGGGCGCGATCGTCAGGCCTTGGATGCGGCCGACGCTGGACGACGTCCAGGTGGAGCCGATCGTCTCCGCGAGGGCCCAGCCCGGGCCGAGCGTGGCCAGGCTGGCGTTGATGCTGGACCCCGACGGTTTCAGCTCGATGCTCATGCGCACCAGCTGCCCGTTCATCGCGGTGCCGTTCTGGCCCAGTGTCGTAAACCCGACGGTGCCGACGCTGTTGCCGTTGCCGTCGTACGCCTGCAACTGCACCGCGCCGCCGTTGACGACGCCGTACACGAGCTTGAGGGACTTGATGCTCCCGGTGGTCGCCAGCGTCGCGAGCGTCGTCAGATCCGGCAGCCCCGCGCTGGGAATCTCCAGCAGAAACCGCACCACAACCGTGCCCGTGCTGGTGTAGGCGGGCACGTTCCCAATGAACTGGCCGGTGTTCATAGCCGGCAGGGGAGCCGAGCACGCGAAGTCGCTGTTGCTGGCCAGCGTCGGGCTTCCCGAGATGACCATCGGCTGCACACCCGCGATCCCCGCAGCGATCTGCGTTGCCTGGCTGCCGTCCTCGCACGGCCAGTAGGCGACCAGGCCGGTGATGGTGCCGGTGCGGCTGATGCTCGCCGTCATCGGCGAGTCGAGTACCGCAGTGCCCTGGCCCAGTCGTCGCAGGATCCCTGCGGCCTGGATGTCGACCCAGGCGTCGTTGCCGGTGGTGTCCCAGTCGGCGGGCCAGGAGGATACCTCGCCCCAGAAGCGGTAGCTCTTGGCGTTTCCGGACGGCACCGAGATGCGGCAGGGGGTGTTCCGGTCGATCTGCCCGTAGTACGGGCCGAGGGGGTTGCGGGGGCTGAAGCGGCCGTCGCGGTTGTTCAGGCGGAAGGTGGCCGTGCCGGGGTTGGTGCGCTGGTTCTCGTCGGGTTGCCCGCGGGTGGTCTTGATGCCCTGTTGGTAGCGGACGAGGCCGAGTGCAGTGGCGTCGACCCACCCCCCGCCGAGGTAGAGCTCGACTTGGGGGAGACCGGTGGGCTGCTCGCCGCTTCCGCCCTGTACGGTGCCGTCGGTCATGAACGGACCGGCGGCGTTGCGCATGCGCCGCTGCCACGCCATCGACTGTGCTGCGACAGCGGTCACCAGAATGCCCCTTCTGCGGGTAGATGTAGATAATGGGCAGTTAAGTTTATGTCCTATACGTCACTCATCCCACACGACCCAGCAGAGCATATTCACTGAAGAGCCCATCGTCGCCCGCACGCGGAGAAATTTCGAGAGCGCCACGATCGGCCTCTCGTCCGGCATGAACTGGTACGAGTAGGACAACGAGGCCGCCGCCGTCGCGTTCGGCGGAATCGTGACCACATCGAAAGTCCGCGTAGCCGTGATCGTCCCCTCGACCGAGGCTGAGTAGCCCGTCGCCGACGCGCCCAGCGTCATCAGCGACGCCGGGGCGTTCGGGTCGAGCGGCTGAACGCCCGAGGCCGCGTGCGCCGTCACCGTGGCCGCGACGTCCGTCTGAAGCAGCTCCACATACGACTCAGCCGTCGACGGAACGGTCCCGATCCGGTACCCCCACGCGATCAGCTGGCACTGCCGGGTGCTCGGCGTCGCGATTTGCAGCATCGTCTTGGTGGTCGCGCCAGTGGCCACGTCCACAATCGCACCTGTGGTCTGCATCGGCGCGTTGTAGCACCTATACCTGTGCATTTGTCAGTACCCCTGTCCCAAAACGGTTTGGACATTTCCGCCGCGAATTCGGATATTCCGCCGCAGCCACGCAAGGAATTCGTCTCCGGCGTTGCCGCCGACCCACTCGATCTCGAGGCGCTGCGCTCCACCCCCGGCACCCGCGAGCATCTGCCGCGTCTGGCCGGCCGGGGTCACGTACGACCCGGACGGCAGCTTCACCAGCTCTGGGCCCTGCTCACCGACCAGCACCATCCCGTTGCGCGCGCCACCGGACGCGGCAGCGGACACGACACCACCAGCGGCGTAGGAGAACCCGGTGGTGGAGGTGTACGTGCCCCCGGGGCCCTGGTAGCCCTCGGGAACGCCGTTGTAGTAGATCGTGACGGTCTTGCCGTGCAGCTGGTCAATCTTCGACTGTGCGGCGTCGATCTTCGCGGTGAGGTCGGCGATGTTCGCGAGCAGCTGGGCACGCTTCGATGCGGGCACCGAGTTGAGCTCGGACTTGGCCTTCTCGATGTTCTGCTGCCAAGCGCCGATGTCCATCTGCAGAACCTTGACGGCGGTCGCGGTCTGCGCGGACTTCTGGAAGCTGTCCGCTGCGTCCTGCGCCGACTGGAAGCCCGAGTCCACCGACCTGATGAAGCCCTCGAAGTCCTTCTGCACGCCCTTGAGGACACCGCCCAGGCCCGGCATCCAGCCGAGGGCCTTCGCCCAGCCCTCAACCAGCAGGTGCAGAGCCCCGAGGACCGTGTCGACCACGGCCCGCGTCGCGTAGATGACGCCGCGCCCCATCATCCCCGCCGCGGCCGCCCAGCCGTCGAAGAGCGTGTTGACGACCTGGCGCACCAGCAGGCTGCGGTTGTACAGCAGGTAGAAGCCGCCCGCGAGCCCGACGATGGCCAGTGACACCAGGCCGATGGGGTTGGCGTCCAAGGCCACGTTGAGCAGCCACTGCGCGGCCGTCCACGCCTTCGTTGCGCCCTCGACTACGAGTGCCTGCGCGGCATACGCGATTGCCCCGATCCGGGAGATTTCCAGCCCTGCAGCCGCCGCGATTTCGCTGTCCCGGAACAGCCACGTGGCGGCAGTCCACGCGACCTGCGCCGCTGTGGCGCCCTTCGTGGCGAGCTCCACCAGAGCCGTGGTGGTGGCGATGGCGAGCAGGATGGCCCGGTAGCCGATGTAGCCCGCGACGACGCCGGCCACGATGGTCTGGTTGTCCTTCAAGAACCCCGACAGGG